TGAAGGAAGGAGACTCTGAAATCCAGAGAACTCTCGCAGTAGACAACGAACCTCAATTCATCATGGACACGGTCATTGACAACACCAGCGTCAGACCAATGCCTATGTACAGTATTCCGGGACTCGTCGACCATCACTAAAGAAAGGGGGAAAGCCCGGGGCAAAACCCCGGGCATATTTTTATGGGAGCTTTAGCAACATTCGGAATGGGCCTCATCAAAACAGTGCTGCCGAGTCTGGTAGGAGCAGCGGCAAATAAACTATTTGGAACAAGCTCAAGTTACGGACAGCAAGGACAAGCAAACAGTCAAAGCAGCGGCTCAAGCTGGTCGCAAGGCTCAAGCGACAGCGCAAGTTTCAGCAACGGCGGCACAAACGACGAGATAAACAAAAACATTGCAGCACTGGCAAACCAGCTAAGCCAAAACAGTATGGCCGGACAGCAAAAATACAATCGCAATTCGATGCTTATGCAGATGGGATACAACACCTTGTCAGCAATCCAGCAGGGCGTATACAATCACATCGAGCAACAAACAGCAATGAGCTACAACTCGGCAGAGGCGGCGAAAAACAGAGCATGGCAAGAGCAAATGAGTAACACATCTTACCAAAGAGCCGTCGAAGATATGCGAAAAGCGGGCATCAATCCTATCTTAGCATACACACAAGGCGGCGCAAGCACTCCAAGCGGAGCACAAGGAACAATCGGGAGTGCAAGTATGGGCATGGCATCCAGCAGCGCACTGGGAGCAACAGCATTACCGGGCATCAAACAAGACGGAAGCTGGAGCAGTCATAGCGAAGCATGGAGTCACGCAGAAAACGCAGCAGAGAGTATCCAGCAAGCTATCATGTCGAGCAGTTCAAGCCCGGTAAGACTCAAAGCCGATCTAGAAGCCATAACCGAAACAGCTGTAGAAAACGCAGCCAAACTAAAAGAAAAATTCGCGGCCTTACCAGTAGCAGACAAAGCAAAGAAAGAGCTTGCGGAACAGTTCGAACAGGCAAGAAGATACTTGCCCACAGGGTACATGAGTATAAATCCAAGAGGTAAATAAATGGGATGCAATAAACCGTTAATCCGGTTTTATGTACCTCACAACAGAGAGGCGAGTGGGCGAGTATACTCACTCGCCTCTTTTAACAAAGTACATAAGACAAACCTTAGGTATGAAAACCTAATGTACAGAAAAGATGTAATGTTGATACCGTGCGGACAATGTACCGGATGCAGACTACGCAAGCGCAAAGATTGGTCAACGCGGATGGAGCTAGAAGCATATGGACACAGCAAAGAAAGTATCTGGTTTATCACACTGACTTATGACGATGACCACGTGCCAACGCAGGACACCGAAACAGGCGAAATCTATAAAGGCGGCATAAACGTTTGGAAAGGCGCCACAGAGCGTCCGAGAACAGCGCAAACTCTAAGCGTAGAGGATACCCAACTATTTATAAAAAGGCTCAGAAAGGCCGTCAAAGAGCCACTGAGATACTTTTTAGCAGGAGAGTACGGAGACAACACAGCAAGACCACACTATCATATGATACTATATGGGTGGCATCCAGACGACTTAAAACCAATCCACAAATTGTCAAGACACGGGCATTATACAAGCGATAAGTTGGTCAAAATCTGGGGACAAGGCACAGTGGACATAGCACAGGCAACACCAGAAACATATAATTATGTTGCAGGGTATGTAACCAAAAAGCTGTACGGCAACGACAAAAAGCGTTACCAAAAAATGGGTTTAATACCACCATTTTGCACCATGAGCCGGAAGCCGGGACTCGGAGACAAGTGGTTTAATGACAATCAAGAACGACTCTGGCAACAGGGATACATACAACTCACCAACGGCAAAAGAGCAGCCATACCAGAATACTATTGGCGAAAACTGGAAGCTGAAAACCCTGAAAAGGCATGGAGAATCAAGAAGTATCGGCAGGAAAAAGCTATAGCGTCCTTAATCGAGAGAAACGCGGAAACAGATAAACCATACGCAGAACAGCTAAAAGACAAAGAAGCGTCCATGTCGAAGAAAATGAGCAAAGCCAAAGGCGTATTTTGACACTTTGGTGTCACTCAGCCAAGTAACTATCAAGTAAGCTACTTGGCTGAGTGATTTTTTATTTGTTAAATGCACACGCACGCGCACGTAATCGCGCACGCGCACGTGCATTATATTATTATTTTTATTATTAACTTGTTGTAGTAGTAGTAGTAGGGAGTGTTGAAATGTTGAATACTATGAATTTTTATCCTTGGAGCGATATTTTTTGGTTAATCTTAATGTTGATACTTTTGTGGATAACTTGTTGAATTGTTGAAAGTGTAGCAATATGCACAAAAACCTTTGTGCAACATTTTGTGGAAAACCTGTTGAAACTGTTGAAAGTGTTGAAAAAGGAATTAAAGGCCGTCCGGCAAGCAAAACCGAAAAGTTACGTCATGCTCTTCGTACGGCGCACCGCGCCTAGCGCATGACCTTCAAGACAAAATTCTTCTAATTTTTTTCAAAAAAACCTTGACTTTTTCCAGCAAATATGGTAGAATATAATCACAGAAAGGAAGTGCTTAAAATGAAGCAAAAAGAATACAAGTTCTTGGCAAAAATCACCTACAACGACGGAAAAGAAGAATTAAATCCTTTTATCGACTACACGGCAAGTGCAAGAGCGCGAGCCAAAAAAGTAGCAAAGAGACCAGACGTATACACAGTAAACCTATACAGGATAGACAAAACCGAAGAATTTATCTAAAAGCTGAATCAAAGAAAGGAAGGCAACAAAAATGAAAAAGCCTAAACTGAACGAAAGAACCATAGCAATGCTCGAAATCTACGGACAAGTACGGTGCGGCAAATACTACTACGAGCTAAAAGACTTCATAGACACAGAAAGGAACCGTTCAACGATGCTTGAACGGACAAATCTTAAAACCGGAGACACAGACGGATTCGATTGGGAAGAATACATTAAAGAGGCTTGACAGGCCTCTTTTTTTTTTATATACTGAAAACAGTTAAACAGCACAAAGTGCTTTTTACAAAACCATTTATACAAAAATAATTTTTAGGAGGTGTTTGCTCTGACTCTCAAGGAAATTAACGCGCTGTTTAACAACATCCGCAAAATCTTAGCCATGTTGGATAAGATCTACCACGCAGTAGAGGGCAACAAGCCCGAGGAGTAATCAATGAAGCCCTAGGAGTAAACAATAAACAACAAGTCCGAGGAGTAAACAATGAAGGATAAAGCATGGAACGTAAGAGACCAGACCGATACGAACCTCATGCAGGAACTGACACGAACCTACAAGGAAATCGACGGCGCATACAAACTGCTGAGACAGGCCGCAAAGTTCGACGACGCAAAATTTTACCTTGACATTGCGTTCAAGAAAAAAGCAAAAGCAACAGAAATCGAAGTAGAAATCCTCAGAAGGGAAGTAAACCATGGGAAAGAGGAATAAGGTCCGCAAATCCAAAGACGCAAAAATCTACAACAAGACCGCACGAAAAACCAAAGCAATCAACCTTGGAAGCGGCGCAATGCGAGGGGGCATTAGATTATGACTAACGTGTATGGCATCTACGACCAGTGTGCTATGTGCTACATCACCACCATCAACGAACACGACGATAAAGTCGCCGAACGCAATTTTAAAATTGCGCTGACCGACGAACACAACATCATGAGCAAGACACCGAGCGACTACCGACTCGTGAGGCTCGCAAAGTTCGACGAGAACAGCGGCACATTCGAAGAAGCAAAGGAGAACATTTTCGATGGCATTTCGCTCAGTAAGTAACTTCAGAGAAACCGCAAAAACGAAACCGACCGAGGCCGGGGAAAAAGTAAGACGCACATACCTCTGGGAACGCAACGAAAAAGGCGAAAAAGTACTGAGACTCGACCAAACCATTGACCAGCAGGCGGAAATCGACTCCTACCTAGAAGAAACCAAAATAGAAAACATCATTCGGCGAGCAAGCATTGACCCGGACATTGCGGCAAGAATCGCGCCGAACTTAGGCGGAGGAATTCAAGATTTCACCGAAGCGCCACATACGCTAGCCGAGCTTCAAAACATCATGATTCGCGCAGAACAAATCTGGGACGAAGTGCCAAAAGAAATCAAGAACAAATTTGACAACGACGTGGACAAATTTATCTCAAGTTTCGGAAGCGTCGAATGGGCTAAAAATCTAGGTATTTACGAAGAAAAACAGGCAAACAACAAGGCGGCCGAGCCGGAAGAAGCAAAGGAGCCCAAAGAATAAAAAATGAACAGAAACAAAGACGCAGGATTTAATCAAGTCCCAAGACTGGACATCACGAGAAGCCGCTTTAAAAGGCGGCAGGACGTCAAGCTGACGCTCAACGCCGGTAAGCTCATCCCGTTCTATGTAGACGAAGTCCTTCCGGGAGACACCTTCTCAATCGACCAAGCCGCTATCATCCGTATGACAACGCCCATCTTCCCAGTCATGGACAACTGCTACATGGACATTTATTACTTTTTCACACCAAACCGAATCTTGTGGAAAAACTGGAAACGATTTATGGGCGAGAACGATAGCGGGCCATGGGTGCAAAAACAAGAATACACAATCCCACAAATCAAAGTCAAAGCAAGCACCAACAACCATGCATTGCCGCTGGAAGGAAGCCTCATGGATTACATGGGGATACCGACAAAAGTATGCAAGGATGTAAACACAGAGTTCAGCGTAAACGCACTGCCATTCAGAGCTTACGCAATGATATGGCAAGAGTGGTTCAGAGACCAAAATGTAGATAATCCGGCTATAAACAGCGTCGAAGACGCAACGGTAACCTACGCAGACGGCAACAAAGAAGAAGACATTGAAAAATGCCTTCAGGAAGCATATCGAGGCGGCAGACCGTTACCGGTCAACAAGTTTCACGACTACTTTACATCGGCGTTGCCGAGTCCGCAAAAGGCGGGAGAACCAGTAATGATCCCGCTCGGCGGGAAAGCACCGGTATATGGATACGAATACGATACCGGCGAAAAGACACCGGGAAAGTTAAATTTCGTATCGCATCTCGGGCAGAACTCAACGATAGAAAACACCGACGATGGGCGGCTAGAAATTAACGCCTACAAAATAGACAGCAACGGCACATACGCATACAAATCCATGGGACTATTCACGGACATGAGCCAAGTAAATGCAACAACAATCAACCAGCTGCGTCAAGCGTTTCAGGTGCAAAAATACTACGAACAACTCGCACGCGGCGGCAGCAGATACCGTGAGATGATTTATTCGCTATTCCATACCAAAATCAGCGATAAAACGGTACAGATTCCAGAATATCTGGGCGGTACACGTATCACAATCAACATGAGTCAAGTCATCCAGACCAGCGGCACAACCACTGAAAGTCCGCAGGGTAACACAGCGGCAGTAAGCGTTACTCCATACAACGGAAGCATGTTTACAAAAAGTTTCGAAGAACACGGCTTTGTTATCGGTGTATGTTGTATCCGACACGACCACACTTACCAGCAGGGGCTCGAACGGATGTGGAGTCGTAAAACCAA